CCTGCTCCTGGTGTAATACTTACTATTCCTATAATATAGCTTGGTTCATGACATTTAATTCTTATTTTACCTCCCTTATTTTTATTTGTTAATCTTCCTCTTCCTGCTAGTGTTCCCAATGGTTGAGTTTCATCTCCTACTTCTGTATCACTATTACTTATCACTTCTTCGAATGCTAGGCTTTTTATTAAGCTTCCATGATATACTGGACTCTCTGTACTTTTTGCTCTCTCGTGTGTATATACTGCATCTAACCAATCATCATAACTCCCTCCACTTATTGCTATTCTATTTAGCATATTATATACTTTATTTGCTAAGTTTAATGCATCTATTGTGAATTCATTTCCTGCTGTACTTACTGCTGTTACTTCTGCAATCCCGTTTGTCCCATCTATCCATTCTGTGCTTATCCAATTATTGAATAGGTCTGATTGATATGTCTTTATTCCTAATCCCTCTTGATTACTTATTGCGAATGCATCTTCATAGTCTCCGCTACTTACTCCACCAACTGTATCTAATCCTAAATTATATGGCTCTGGGCTATTATGGTCTACTATAAATGCTGTTGTTTGTCCAACTGCTGCTAATATTTCTTCCCTCATTGTATCTATATTATCCAAATCAAACGAGTGTAATTGTGGTTCTCCGTTTGCTCTTGGTAATACATTACTTACTGGATTATTTGGTACTCCTGGTGACATATTGAATGTTACTGCTGATCCATTAGTTCCTACATATTGGCTGCATATTACTCTATATTTTTTTCCTGGTACTCCATCTAACATTTCATCTATCATTTCTACTACTCCCCATGCTCCTCCGTCTTGATATCTTAATTTTGTTCCTACACCGTCTATTGTTATTATCATTCTACTTAAGTCTGGTGCTCCGTATGGTGTTGTTGGTGATTGGTTCCATGCTAATTGGAATTCTAATCTTGTTGAGAATGGTAATGTTCCACCCCCATTATTTATTGTTATTGTATTATCATAACAATCTCCTTCTAAATTTCCATCTAGATATACATTTACTCTCTCTGGTGATAATACATATTCGTTTTCTAAGTCTTCTCCATGGATTACATATCCTACCGTTCCTCTCCCTGCTATTTCTTCTTGCTTATTTGCGTAATAATTTTTATATATATCCCAATATCCTAGGTATGCCACCGCATTGAATTTCCTTTCTACATTTCCTGCTCCACCATCTCGTCTTCCTAATCCTCTTACATTTAAGTATGAGTATATACTACTTGGATTTACTTGTGCATTATCTGTTAAGTTTGTCGGGTCCCAATATCCTACCATTTGCATTTGCGGTAGTTTTATTTTTTCCATATCCATTCCTATGTTTAACATATTCATGTGCAATTTTCCTTGATACAGTCTTATTGGACATTCAAATACATCTAATTGTACTTTATATCCTCCGAATAGTGGTCCTACTGTTGGTAGTGTTTTTACATCACAATCTAAGTCTATATCGAATGTGTCTCCTGGTAATCCTACCTCGCTCATAAATGGTACTAATGTTCCACTACTCATTGAGCTTCTCCATACATACCCTAAGTCGTGTGTACTTCTTTCGTAATTTTTTAAGCTTACTTCTTGCTTGTTTCCCGATCCCAATCGGTCTCCTCCTAGTGTTGTTTTCATTTTTTATTTTTTGTTTTCTGTTAATTCTTCTTTAATTGCCTTTTGTGCTTCATCTTTTAGTTCAGTTAGTATCATCATTACTTGTACTATTCTGTTCCATGTTATACACTTTAATTCATCTTCTACCTCTCCTACACTTTTCATTTCTTCAGTTATTCTGAATCCTCCCATTACTCCGAAGTGTTTTTCTTCTGTACTTATTACTGTAAAAGGCGTTCCTTTTATATCATTTCTTTCTATTAATTCAGTCTTCGAAGATTCTTCTTTGTCCACTCCGTTTACATTCATTGATGTTTGTTCTTTTGTTAATGTTTCCATCTTTTTCAAAGTATTTAGTTGTTTTGGTTATTATATATCGTCCACTCTGAACGCTATTCTTTTTTATTATTTCTCCTGTTTCTTTTTCGTAGTATATTGTTTCGCTTTTCCAATTCTGTTTTTTCGATTTTATCCACATTTTTCATCATAAATCTTGTTATTATACTTCTTGGCTTTGGTTTTCCGAATACCCCATTTGGATTATTCTCTTTATAGTCTTCTACTATTTTCTTAAAGTCTACATATTCTTTTATTCTCATAATAATTTTATATATTCTGAGAACTTTTCTAATAAAATTTGCTATTATTATCATCTCTCAATTGGTTTTTATGAGAGTAGGGGAGGTGTTATTTTGTCAGTTATAGCCTGCCTTTTCGTCCATTTTACATACTATATATTATCGGACAATTTCTAACTACTTGACTTTCAGTCCCTTACTCTTAATTTTACATAATTCTTTGCTAATTTACTCTTTTTTTCCTGTTTTCCTAATCCCTTAAACATCTTTTTTTTCATGCGTAGCATAGGCATCTCTTTGCGTTGGCTTATCCATATAGTTTTTTTATCCTTTCTAATCTTTTCAAGTTTCTTAGTTTTCCTTCATATTCTTTCAGCTCCCAATTCTTACTATTATCTCCATACCCTAATCTCTTATTTATTAATCTTTTCTCTTTCAATAGTTTAAAGTATTCTTTATCATCTACACTTACATCCACTTTTTCTCCATCTACCCATCTGATTTGTTTATTTAATTTTTCTATCCACAATTTTTCTCTTTCTTCTTCGTTATATATATAGTTTCGATAGTATATCGGTAGTGCTAATTTTAATCCTTGTCGCGTTCTATAAGTTTCGTCTGTTTCTTCGTTTTCTTTATAAGTGTTTTTGTCTTTATCTTTTCTTTTTAGATATCCTTTCCCAATTCCTTGACTTACATACATTTTTGGTTTATATTCTTTATGAACTTTATCACTTTTATTCAGGTATTTTATAATATAATTTATTGTCTTTTCATTTACATAATCTCCGAACCATACTCCGCCGTATTTCCATATTGGCTCTATGTCTTGCTTTTCTTTTGTCCATACTATACCATGTATATGTAGTCGTTCTGTTCTTGTGGTTCCTAGCTCTGTCACTAGCCAATGTCTTATTGTCTTTTTATATTTTTTTCTCCATCTTTCTGTGAATCTCCTTACACTTAGCGTTGCTATTTCATTATCTCTATTATACCCACTTAGTTTTTGATCTATCTCATTATCTAATTTTTGTAATTCTTCTTCACTATATGTCATTGTCACGAAGTGACATTTTGTGTCATTGTTTCTTATTTCTTCATGTAGTCTTACCTGCCATTCTCTACTTTTTTGCCTTCTACACTCCATACATTTTCCACATCCTGCTGGTACCCACTTTACCCTTTCGTCTGTAGCTTGGGGGACGTCTCCCCCATTCTTCTTATTTGCTACATATTTTCTGTTCTTTATTAGCTTTGGATATAAGCACATTATTGTTTTTTATTATTATTCCCAAAGTCTATTCCTTTATTTTCCCATTCTTTTATCCATGCATCCCATATTCCTCCTTTTAATGGGTATAACCATTCCATTTTTTCACTTGTTGTTGTATTCCATAACCATTCCCATGCATTTCCTATTGTCATTCCTGCTCTTGTCATCATTTTTATAACTGTTGCATCTTGTGGACTTAATCCATTAATTTTATATTGTTCTACGTCCATTTCTTCTAATTCTGCTTTTGTTCTACTTAACCACGCTTCTGCATTTGTTTTTCCTTCTTGTGCTACTGTTAATTTTTCTTGTGCTTGTATTTGTCCTACTTGTGCATCTAGTTTTTCTCTCTCTCCACCTGCTATATTTGTTGTTTCTTCATTTGTTTTATTAGTTCCTGCATTTATATTTTCTATTTCTGCTTTCATTCTTTTCATCTCTAACCCCATCATTATCGTTTGTGGGTTTATCTGTGGTCTTTGTGGTGCATTTCCTTTACTTGCTGCTCCTCCTGTTTGACTTCCTGTCTGTCCACTTGGTCCCGCTCCTTTATACATTAATGCTGGGTTTAATCCCGCTTTTTCCATCATTCTCACTTGTGCTGGGTAACTTGTTTTTTTCCACATATCATATTGCAAGTCTGCCCCCTGTTGATTTAGTTGTTGCTGATTTTGATGTTGTATTCCCATCAATTCTTGTTCTTGTTGATATTGTTGTTCTCCTAGTGCTACGTTTCCTGCTGTTTCTAGTATTCCTGCTCCAATTCCTATTGCTCCGTTTGGCATCTCTATTTTATTTTTTCGTTAAACATTTTAATTTTATCACATGCTTTTTTTAGCCTGTATTTTGTGTAGTCATCCTTCAGGTCATTTGCCATTATCAGCAAATCTTCTATTAGCTCTACACTTTCTAATATTTCTCTTTTAATTCTTTTGTTATCTATTTCCACTGTTTCATCTACTATTTTCATTTTCTTCATTTTTCGCGCTTTTTTAAAGCGTTATTATTACTTGATATATAAGAACAAATGCGTACCACTCAATTCAAAATATGGGGGTTTCTTTACTCGTACTAAGGCTCATCTTGTACTTTCTGTCCACCCCTCTATTTCACTTTACTTTGAATCCGTTGTGCCGTTTGTTGGCTCAGCTCCGCTGTCTTTCTTCTTATTTTCCATTTTTACAATTTTCGCTTCTTTTCTTTCAGGTGTTTCTCCTTTTGAATCTCTTTTAGCTATCATTGTTTTGTGTACTCTATCCATTGCATCTGCTGCTACTTCCCATCTATCTGTTCGTATATTATACGCTGCGTTTATCCCATCTTTTCTTTCTGTGTATACTAATGGCGCTCCATCTTTTATAGGCTCTCCATTTTTTACTACTCTTGCAATTTTATGCTCGATAGGTTCACCCTCTACTTTCAGAGCGTTTTTTATCTGTGTTCTTCCGTAATACGGTATTTTATATCCCATTTTCTTTTATTTTTTATAGGTTAGGCATTATTTTAGCTGACATTTTACGTCTTGCTTTATTTTCTACTTTAATCTGTGTCCAGAAGTTCTGCGCATCTAAGTTTGTTTCTGCAAATATATAGTTGAACTTACTCGGGTCTACATATGTACTTAAGTCTCCTATTCCATCTCCTGTCATATCATATCTTCTGTTTAGCGTCATAAACATTTCTCCTCCTGCTCCATCATCTGCAAAGTTTCCTCTACATTGATTTACATTTGTCATATAGTTTATCCATGCCGGCTGTTTCCCTGCACTTTTATACGCCCAATTTCCACTTGATGGGTCTTGTTCTGAATCGAACCATGCCATCTGGTCTGTTATTAAGTCTTCGAATCCTATTTCGTCTAGTGCTGGTTTATGGAATTGGTCCATATTTTCTAGGTTTACGTCCCATTTATTCCCCTGACTATAATCTAACCCACCTGCTCCTGGTGTAATACTTACTATTCCTATAATATAGCTTGGTTCATGACATTTAATTCTTATTTTACCTCCCTTATTTTTATTTGTTAATCTTCCG